AGGTCGTCTGGTCGACGATCCCGAGCAGCCCGACCGGCTCGCCGTCCAAAGCGCCCGTGTCCGTGCCGCCCGTGCCGGTCGCGAAGGTAATCGCGTCGCCGTCCACAACGGTATGTGAACTGGTGAAGACGATTGCAGTCGCGGTGACGGAAGCGACGGTGTCCACGAAACGCAGGGTTGCGCCCACGGAGCTGCCGATATACACGGCAAGAGCCGCGCCGACAAGCGACGACGGCACGTAGCGCGTGGGGTTGTTGGTGTTCGACACACCACCAGCGTTTTTCACGTTGATGGTCGCGGAGGTCTGCCCGCCGTTGGCGAGCGCGAGAATGCCGCGCCCCGCCCCCGCCAAAACGCGGTTGCGGTAACGCGCCACGTCCTCGACCAATCCGCTCTGCTCGGCGTCCATCGCTCGCGCGAAAGACCCCTTGTTCGAGCGGCTGGCCTTGATGACCTGCGCTGTGAGTTGGATGCGGCCCGTGATGAACCGCATTGGAATTTTGAGATCGACGTACTGTTGCTTCCCGGCTCCGGGGATGTTGCCGCCTTCGGTCGTCGCCACAACGCCCACGTTGCGGGCCTTGTGCAATGCGACGATTGCCTGACGACCTTCCCATTCCAACTGTTCAATGTCGGCCTTGGTGAAGTCGTTCAGCAAACGCACCTTCCGGTTCAACTGCTCGCGAATACCCGGTAGGTAGATGTCCTTGAGAGCGGCATCAAATCCGGCAGTCGTTGTGTCCTGACCGGCCATACTGGCTTTCTCCTATTCGGTGATGCGTCGTCGATCTCTCGTGCCTTGGCCGCTTGGGGCTTACTCTCGGGAGGCTTCTTGCATGCGCTCCCAAGCGCGGTCGTGCAGGGCCGGATCAGTGAAGATTCCGCCTGCACCTGGGGTGCGAGGCCGAGTGGCGGGCTCGTCTTCCTTTTTCGTCGGAACGGGCGCGCCCTGTCGGGGCAAAGGACGTGGAGTGCGACTGACGTTTTTCTCTTTCGATCTTTGGTACTGCGCGTCGGCGTTTTGCCGCAAAACGTTGACTGTGCTCGCCCAGCGTTTGAAACCCTGCTCAACGACTTCTCGCATCTCGCTCCCGCCGCGATAAAACTTATCGAGCGGAGAGTCGGGCACGATGTTGCCGTTGCCGTCGAGCGACCGCTGCTCCATCCAAGCGATGATGGAGTCCTCGATCACTTCGTTCAGTTCAGGGTTGTTCACCGGCAAGTTCTCGGCAGTCATCAAACTGGACAAGTGATTGCGTCCAGACTCGACGACGGCGTTGTCCTGTTGCGCCTCGGACCGCCCGACCTGCTCGGTAAGGAACTGCAAACGCTGTTCGAGTGGCGTCAGCTTTTCTTGCAGGACCTTGTCGATGGCTTCCTTGCGGGTGAATCCGTGGTTTTCCAGGTATTCAACGTTGGCCTTATCCTGCGGCGAGAGTGTCTGCGGCGCAGGCGCTTGACCCCGGTCGTTCGCTTTCAACTGCGCTTCCAACTGCACGAGCCGATCGCGCATTTGGAGGTAGTTGTCGAAAATCTGCGGCAAGGCGTTGGGGTCGGTCAGCCCATACCGCTGCGCGTGTTCAGCCCAAGGCGTCAGCTCGCCGATCCGGCGACCCGACTCCTGAATGCTGCGCACGGCGTCTTCTTTGGTGCGGTAGCGGTGACGCTCGTCTACGTCGAGGAAGAATTGCTCCTGCGGCGTTGGCGCTGCGGCTCCGCCACTTCCTTCTGCTGCATCACCTGGAGGAGTGGCCTCTGGTTGCTGAGGGTCTTGCTGTGCTGGAGTGTCCAGCAGTTCGTCAGGCACTTAACTGCTCCTTTGCGCCGCGAGTGTCGCGGCAACGTCGTTCAACGGCTCGAACGCTTTTGGGTGGCCGAGTCGCGCTGAACGTCCGTTTATCCGCGGAGTCGATCAAAGCCAAACCCTGCTTTAGCCGATCCGTACGGGAAACCTTGTCCGCTTCCGTGCGCCGCCGTACTAAGCTGGTCGAACGGAACGCGGGGCTGTTGATGAATTTGTCCGGGGCCGCCAGCATTGGGAGTCCCCACGCCTGGGAGTGACCCAGCGCGAGCCGAGGCGTTTTCGCGGTGCTCGGTCGCGGTCGGCGAAGGCCGCGAGCGCTTCGGAACCGCGTACGCTGGTGTGTCGACCCTGCGCCCGCCGCCGGGAACGCCGTGCGCTACCTGCGCGGAGCCTTGGTTCGAGTCTTCGGCGGCGCCGGGGCCGCGGCTACCCGAGGGCACGCCGATCGCCGAACCCTTGCGGTCGACGGGCTGCGGGTGCTTGCGGTCCTGCGCGTCTTGCTTGCCGTGATAGGAATTCATGTCCGTCTCCGATTACGGGTCGAGATTGAACGAGCCCGTCAGCGTCGCGGCTTGCGGCGACATCCGGCGGCTGAACAAAAACGCGATGTTCAAGCTGATGGGTTGCGTCGGCGTGGTGCCGTTCAAAATTTGGGAAATCTGCGCCTCAAACTGATCGCCCGCAGTGACCGGCAGCGGATCAGCGGTCAGCACTCCGTACGTGCTTGGCTGCCGAGCGATCGTAGCGTGCGCCCAATTAATTTTGTTCGCGAGGGTCGCGGTGAAAATCGAAGCGTTGTTCTGCAAGATGTCCACGACGACGTTCTGCGTCGGCGCGCCCGTGCCGTCGACGCCATTGATGGCGAACGAAGCCCAATACGCAAGGAGGAATCCGCTGAACGGAACCAGGAAACTGTCGCGGCCAGCGCCAGCCGCGGTTGCGACCGCCGCGCTGCCTGGTATGCTGGAATAAAACTCCGCGAACTCACCGTGATTTTTCGCCCGAATCATTTCTACTTCTCCTGGATAGTTGACCCCGTGCGCTCAACTGCGTCCGTACCGGCGCGCGGATACTGGAGAAACCAAACTCATGCTCAACCGAGCTTCTTGCCCGCGGCAGCGGCGCGATTGAATTTCTTGGCGCCGTATTTCTTCCTGCCGATGCTTGCGGCCAGGGCGCCGGGATTCGTCACACCCGGCCTTTTTGCGAGCCGCGATTTCAACTTGTCAAAGCCGAGGTACATTCACTTGCCCTTGAGCCGCTCGAAGCCGCCTTTGCGCCGGTCCGCCGCGAACTCCGCAGGCGTGTGCGTCGCGCCGGTCTTCATGTTCTTGGCCTCAACGACCTGGTTCCCGCGAAACGCCAGCCGGACCTTTGTGCCCTTGCGGTAGCGGTAGCGAACGCCGGGGCCAAGGGGCATTGCAAAGTCCTTTGTTCAACAAAGCGACCATACAAGAGTACAGTCAAACGTAGCCTTCGCGCAACCCGCGTTTTACGATTTGTTGCCTACGGCGTGCTCTTGTTGCTCTGTCGCCTCGGACTCGCCCTCGGCTCCGGCCTCGCGCCGCAGGGCCTTGAGCGACGGAAATCCGTGCGGCGAGCGTGTTTGGTCCTCGTCGGCGACCGCGCTGCGCGGCACCCCTTGCGGCCAGAAGAAGTTCGAGCAATCGTCGGCGTCGACCTTGGGGCGTCCGTCCGGCAACCTCTCGGTGATTTCGGTGTCAGCCTTGACATCAGGGCTGTTGCAAGCCCCGGCCTTCTTGTCGAACCACTCGCAGCGACCGCAATAAAACGGCCCCCACTTGCCCTTTACGAATCCAGATTTTTTCGTGCCAATTCCGCTAGGCATGTGTCGTCCTTGGGGAAGATCAACAGGTCGATGGCATCGTGGGCCTTGTTGCGCCAGGCTTCGTCTGCAACCAGCCGTCGCAGCGCCGCTTTCATCTCGTCCGTCGCCGATTGCAAAAACCGCAACCACGCTTCGTAGTCTTCGTTCATGCCGTTGCTGGGGCCTCGCCCATCGGCGGAGCTGACTCAAGCGGCACCTGCGTCTCCGCCGCGGCCCGCTGTTTACCTTTGCGCGTCGGGCCAGGCTCTTTTGGACCGGCTTCGGGAGGTGCGTCGCCTGGAGCCGCGCCCGGAGGGCCGCCCGGCCCCATCGGCGCGCCCGGAGGCTGCATCGCCGCGCTTGACATCATCATGTCCAAAACGTGGTCTTGGATGTGCTGATACCAGAACTGCTTCATCTGCTCCGGCATTTCCTTGAACTCGTCGGTCTTGGCGAAGTCCTTGTGCTGCATGATGTGCACGAGCGAGTTCTGCACCAAAGGCACGATCTTCGGCGGAACGCCGTGCGTAATGAAGTCGTCCGACTCCTTGATGGCCTCCTTCATGTCGAGGTCGGTCGAGCCCTTGAGCGCCGTTTCGCCGAACACCTGCAAGACTTCCCACTGCGTCGACGGCTCCATCGGATTGATGAACCCAAGCTGCGTCAGCAATTCGATGTCCGCGCGCTTGGTCGCCGCCGATTTCTTGAACAGTCCGTTGTAGTCGATGGAAAGGTTGACGCCACCAACCAAGTCGGCCTGCTGGAACTTCTGGACTTCCCAGCGCCGGTTCTTCCCGGCAATCACGCGCACCCGCGAATCATCCATGTGCGAACGCGCGATCTCTAGTGCCTGTTCTTCCCACGTCTTCCAGCTCTTGGCCCATTCGCGCTTGATCGGCGACATCGAGCGTTCGGCGCGCTCGCCCAGGTAGGACAACGCGCTGGCCGCAGTGACGCCGGGCGGCGTCGTGCCCCCGGTCAGGAAAAACGTCCCCGCCACGCGGTCGATTTCGTCGTCGATTTTATTGATGAGCACAATAAAAGGCTGGATGTTGGAGAGGTCAGCGGGCACCCTCTCGGGCTTGGCGAACGAGGTCCCGCCGAGTGAAATCGGATTGTAGTCGTAGAACCCGCCGGGCTCGCCCGTAACGTTGGTCAACCCGCTGCCTTTCGGATTCAGCCAAATCGGATTGCCGGTCCGCTGGGAGGTCAGCTTCATCGCCGACTCCACGTAGTTGCGGAACACCTGTGGCGAGATCAAATCATCGGCGCGCGTTTTGCGCCAGAAGCGGCCCGGCACGATGTCCGCGCCGAAGTGCGTGACCGGGATGAAGACTTGCCCCTTTTTGGCCCCGGCCCCGTACTTATCAGGAAGGGGCTCGGCCTGGACAACCATTTCCTCACCATGTCCCAAACGTACTGCGTGCAGACCTCCGTCGGGAAAATCGTCGCTTGGCAGCTCGTAGAATTCGTAGGCTGTGACACGCGGGAGCCGGAAGGCCGAGCCGCTGCCCGCGACGAACCCGCCGCCCGCGCCGAACGTCCCGGTGATGTACGACAACGCATCAAGGTAGAACTGTCCAATGCTCGACTCCTTGTCGGCCACAATCTTTTGCGCGTCAATCTTTTGGCCCATTGGGTCGAGCTTCCCGCCCCAATACTGCCGCGCGAACTCCAGGTCGTAGGTCCGCACGCGAATCCCGCGACGCTGATTCTCCATGTGCGGGATTGTTGGGTCGACGCGCCACTCGAACGGCGAAAGCACGTCGGCGTGCAGCAGGCCAACCGGCATTTCGCTGCCGATGGGCTGGCCGCCGCCGTCCTTGGCGGGCATCATTTCACCGACCTGGCACTGCGGGCACTTCCCGCCGCTGCCCATCAAATCCGCAGGCGTAACAACGGCCTGACACTCCGGGCACTTCCAGCTCTGCACGAACTTCGTGCCGTGCGAATCGTCGTAATCGTAGTACGTGTGGACGAATGCGTTGGCAGTCAGCGCGACCCACGCCGCCAGCAGCATCTCTTTGTCGTCGATTTTGGCTTCTTCGTACAGCGTGTCGCGGAACTTCTCGCCGACCTCGGCGATGGCGATGTCCTGCGGGTCGTCGGTCGCCGGGTTGTAAGTGATGGGCACGCGCCCCGAAGCCAGCGTCGAAATAATCTCGTTCATCTTCTCGGCGAATTTGTTGGTGACCGGCTGCGGGAACCAATTCGGCAGCGACCGCGGCCTCCAGCGGCGGTTCGTAATCGAGTAGATGATCCACTGCTTGCCGATGTAGAACAGGATGTTGCGGAACCACTCGCGCTCGAACATCCAGCGCGTAAAGCGATCCCGTTGCGAGAAAAAGTCGATCCGCTTGTTGATGGCGCCTTTGTCCGTGTAGGGGTCCATCCCCTCCCGCGGTGAAGGCGGCAGGTTCTCACTGGCGTTCGCTGTTCCTTGGAAGGTGTTGCTGGCTGCGGGGGCGTCGTTCGCCATTAGTGTGTCGCCGTTGGGACAGCCGATTCGTCAACCGAACCGTCCTCCTCAAGTCTATCCTTGATCTCCATTTGGTACAACTCGGCGAACACGCCTGTGTCCTTGGTCGTCAGGGCGCGTTGGTGGTCGCCGCCGGAGAGTGCGGGCGTTGCAGCCACAGGCGGCAGTCCATTCGTCTGCAAAATCGTGTCCGTCAATTTGTCGGCCCGCGCTCGCTCTTGCTCGAACTGCCTGCGCCAATAGTCCACCTGCTTTTCAAGCGCTTCGTATTCACGCCTCGTGATCCACATGCACAGCCTCCCAGGTCACGTAGTCCATCCGCTCCCACGTCCTCCCGAACAGCCGTACGCGCAGACCGCGTTCAAACGCACGACGTTCGATGTTCGGGAACCAATCCGTCCACTCCACCAACAGCCACGCTGACCGAAACGCCTTGTACCGCGGTTGAAAATGCACGCTCATATCGCCTCGTCCCAATCGAATCCACCCGCGCCCGCCGGAATCGGCTCGCCTGCCTCGTCGCTTCCCTCGTTCTCGCGGAACAGCTCTCCGGCCAAAACGTGCCTTCCGTGTTTCTTGTCCTCTCGCGCCTGCACCCTTTTGTCGTACTCATCCCAAAACGCGGCTGTGCCGGGATCGACGGCACGCAGCGCCTCGCGCGTCGCATCCATCGGCTTCAGCTCCGAGGCGTGCGGTCGAGCCATCACCACATAGCGCACGGCGTCGCAAATATGGTCGTGCTCTTTCTTCGGCTTGTTGAGGTTCTTGGGGTCCCACTTGTAGTTGTCGAACTCGCGGCGCCAGTTCACGCAGCTCTTGAACACGAACATTCGCGGCGAGCCCTTGCCGCGGAACCGTGCGACCCTGTCGGGCGCCTGCGTTTCGCTGTACCAACTCGGCAGGTTCGCCGCCGGATTCACATGCAGGTAGCCGCCGGTGCGGATGATGCCGGGCTTGACTTCCTTGCGCGCCACAACGGGGTGAATGTCGTGGTCGACCAACTCCAGCATCGCCACTTTGTTCTCGGGGTCGATGACCGCCAGGGTCTCGGGGTCGTTCCAGCGGTACACGTTCGTCTTGTACCACCCAACGACCTCGCTCATGTTGACCGTGGCGCTATAAAACTCTCCGGTCCAAACGATGTTGCCGTAGTCGTCGATGCGACCGACCGGCATGCCCCACGGCGCCGGGTCGCCCCCAACGTCGATCCCCACAACGCTGTTCCAGTGCCGCGGCACCGGGAAGGGCTCGACGTTGTGCACGCTGTCGAGCGCGTACTCTTTGTAAATCT